AAATTATATTTAATAATAATCTTATCATCTAATGTCGCAACAACAGGAGTCGTGGTGATATATGTAATCTTCAAGATACTGCTGGTGCCACCGCCACCGCCACCACCTTGAATCTTGAACTGAGCTTTCGGCTCTTTCTTCTCGTTCTCTTTACCCTCATTTTGTATTTCCCAAAGAGTGTAAGTCTGCTCTTCGTCATATGTAGCATCATATGTCAAACGAGGGGAGGTATCAAGGCCGTTAACAGTTTCCTCAAACTTAGCAACCTTATCACCAAGCTTAGTTACATTTTCCTTATTCGCATTCGCAGTAGATGTAACAGCTGAGATATTTGCATTTACAGAATTCAGACTGGCCTTTGTCGCGAACTTCTCATCTGCAATACTTTGAATTTCAGACTTAGCTGTGCTAATCTTATTTTCGATAGAAGCGGTATAGTTATTAGTCCATTCCTCAGTTGGATCACTCGTGATTGCAATTTCCTTCATCACGGTTTCGCCATTATAGAATGTCATTTTACTGCCGTCATATGTGACATTAAACTTAGCAAGACCATCAAGATTAGCAATCTGTTGCTTAACTTCATCAAGCTGGTCTGAAATGTCAATATTATTAACGATATTATCAACCTGAGTCTTAGTATAATAAGATGACAAAGCGGTATCAACCTTGTTGTTTACAGCGTCACCAACCGCTCCTTCTAGCTGAGTTTTCGCAGTATCAACAGCCTGCTGCGCTTTGTTGGCAGACGCTTCTGCTTTGTCGGCGTAATCAGAAATGCCATCAACTGCTGTCTTGGCTTCCTGCGCATAGCGCTGAGCTTCAGCAACCTTCTCATTCACCTGAGTCATGAAGCTTGTAATCCATGTATTATCAGGCTCGATAGCTCCATTGCCAGCAAGTGACTTAAGTACGCTTAACTGGTTATTTGGCTTTGTCTTCCATACATACTCATCACCCTTTGAGTTTACACCAGATGCAATAATCTCAAACTCAAGAGTGCCTTCAACTGCTGTTGCATTCTTATTAACAAGCCAACCGAATCTAATATACTCATCATTATAATATACATTTACAACGTTGCTACGGTCTTCATATCCGTCTTTGTTGACATAATGAATAATAATGGTTGTGTTAAGAAGGTCAAAACCATCATATCTACGTGGCATCTTAAATGGGATATATTGCGAATTCGATTCTTGCGTAAGATTAATTTGCTTCTTGTCAATTAAGACATTCTTTAAATCGTCAACATTTGAAATGTTATCATCTGAATACTCTTCGTAATATAGGTAATTACTGCTGCGAGTCCAACCTTCTAGTGAATCAGAATTCACAGCGACAGCGGATTCATCATCAAGAGATGTAAGAGAGATGTCGTCATATGCTGGCACATCATCATCAAGAGACATAGGAGAAATATTATTATTTATCATTCTCGCATTATTATTTTCTTTAACTTTGTTTAACGAGTCTTTAAAAGATAAACCCATTGTCATCCTCCTTTCAAACAATAATAAAAAAGAGGATGACAAATCACCCTCATATTATTCAATAAATATAAGTGTATTTAGAAGCTGACAACCTTGCGGCTATCTGCTAACAGCTTTGCAACACCTGCTCCAACCTCAAGGTTTGAGAAGTCAACGGCAGTAGTTCCATCGGCACCACCATCAACGTTAATGGAAACCTCATCGCCAATCTTATTCTCACCAGATAGAAGCTGTAGCGTTTGCTTGTCCGCGTCATACGCAATATTATCTGCCTTAGCTGCATCATATGCGTCACCAAGATCAAGAAGCTCTTTGATTTGAGCATCCATCTTGATAATTCTCTGGTCAAGCGCACCAAGAGCGCTATCTGGGATAATGTCGCTCCATGCGCTAATAGGAGTGATATTTAACTTTGCGGTAGAAGTCTTGCGAACACGCTGAACGCTTTCACCATTTTCATCCAAATCACTATAGATAAAAGTAAGCTGTAGTTCAACTTCGCCAGTCTCGGCAGTTAACTTGCTGTCGATTGGAACAACATATTTCAGATACTCCTGATACCCATCTTCTGAAAGCTCAAGAATATCGCTATGATATTTCTTGCTAATAGGTAAAATATATTCCATAACAACAGTACAGGCACTCATATCGTACCCGTTGTATGTCGGTTCTGCAAGAAACCATAGATTATTAAACAACTTTGACCTTTGCATAATACGTTCCTTTTTGCTTGCAGTCAAAGTATTGTCTTCATTTACTAAAATCACATAAGCCATAAAGACACCTCATTTCATAAAACATTCATTGTATATTTGTTACCAACCGCGAGTATCTTCAACGAACGTATGATTAGATAAGTGCTCTTCATATGATTCAACGATAATGCGGTATGCAATATCTACTTCTCCATTGGTTATACCATTCTTGCTAATAAGATCTTCATATTCTTTATATAGTTTAAAAACTCTATTAAACTGCTCTTTGGTGACAAGGACACTAGAATTCGAAACCCTTGATGCAAAATCTATAATAGTATCTTTTTTATTATCGACAAGAATAGACACTATATCTTTATTTGCTTCATCAATTTTCTTATATAAATCACGTACAAGTTTATCTTCCATATTAAGTTTTTTATTAACACTATCAATCCACTCATCTCTCATATAGATATTATCTGCATTATAATGCTTATCGATATTGTTAACTATATTTTTTAAATCTTGTATCGTGTCTGGTAGTTCTCTAATTACTTTACGCTCGGATTTCTTTCTTGCGAAATACTTTCTTATGCTCATAATCTCTGGGACTGCCTTACCCTTGAAGTTTAAAAACTCACCAATAAGTTGAAGAACAAACAACACAGCAATCAAGGCAATCGCTATTTGAGATGGTACATTAAGATATTCTATATAATTAAGCATTTACATTTACGCTGCCTTTCATTCGATGTTGGCGTTCTAGTATATTAAAAAAAGATAAGGGAGGAGTGGTTGAAGTCCTCCCTATGTTTGTGCATATATATTTAATTGTTATATTTAAAACGAACCAGCATTCAACTTACGCTGTAATGCCTTAACCATAGAAGATGGTGCGCTTACAATGCCATCTTGAGTGGTTCCAAGATAACGCTGTAAAGCCTTACATGTATTCTTGCCAAAATAGCCATCGGCAGATACGCCAATCTTTCTCTGTAGCGCCATGACCATCTGAGAGCCACCTCTGCCAATCTTCCATGAAGCGTGTTCAAGACCTCCACGATTTACAGAAGCCATGTTATTAGCATCCTGACCGCTTACAATACCATCGACAGTGGTTCCAAGTGTCTTTTGTAGCGCCTTTGTTGTCGCAACACCCCAATATCCATCAACGGACAGCTTGCCAGATGAGGTCGATGTAGAAGGAGTGAAAGTAGTAGAAGAGCCACCAGACTTACTTCCATTGGTTACATTGATTGCCGTATGCCGACTTTCGTTAAGTAGAATGTCGCCAGCAAGCAAATATGCATCGCTTGTAAGATACTTAGAATTAGTAAGCACTTGGAAGCCAGCTGCCTTAAGAGCATTTTTCTCATTCCAAGTAGTAATGCTTGCATTTACATTCTGCATAGCAGTATTACCGAGACGATAACCAGCACCCTTAACAATAGCGGCAACGCCACTAGAGCAGTCCGCTTCGCATTTAATTGTAATCTGTGCAGGGTCATAATTGGATGCCTTTAGATGATTCCAAAATGTAAGGCGTTCGTTCTGGTCATAACCAACCAAGTTATTCTGAGCGGCCTTGATAGCCATATCTGCAATAAGATTGCGAGTCTTTGCGTCTGGATGTCTAAGCACTACATTCCAGCTATCATTCCACCAAGGACGAATATACCATTCTGTCTTAGACTGGTCACCAGCCTGACCACCACTATATCTATTACGTTCATCGTGTCCGCAATTAGAAATACTCATATTACTTGACCTCACTTTCAACAGTTTTGTTTTCAGTGAATACCTCTCTCATCGTCTTGAGAGCGTCATCAATGGTTTCATCAATCCAAGCAATCAACGCTTCTTGGTCTGTAACCTTTGACAGAACTGGGTACTTCTCGAAAATCTCTTCGATTACCTGAGCGCGTTTGACAGAACCAGCTTTCTTATAATCCTGCCAATCAATCTCGGCATCTGTAATCAGTTTCAGCATAGTCTCCTGAACCTGCTTTTTAGCAATTGCAATCTTTTCGTCATCTGACTTGCTGAAAAATTCTTTTGCCTTCTTACCGATAGAAATAAGAAGCGCAACGATAACAATGATTACAGTCCAATTATCATTGACTAACTGAAGAAAATTCTGAATAGCATATAAAGCATTTAAGTCAACGTTCATAAAATCACTCCTTAAAATGACGGGTCGTTTGGCGCGTCATCGCATGGCTCATCTTCTGAAGCAGCCTGATTGCGCATAGCGGTTTCATAAACTATGCCATTTTTTGTGTTCTCGGCCTTAGCCTTACTAAAATAAGCCCAGATTATTGGAGCCATTGCAGCTGGAATGCCCAACAACACATATAATGCGCTCGTATCTTTAAGCTCAACCATAAGTCGTTCACAGAAGAATATAATCTGTAAGCATATTACCAAAGATACAAATAAAACAATCTTACTGGTTGACGGCATCTTGAACTTAAAACTGTACTTTTCTCTTTCTTTGCGCAGCTTCATTTCTCGTTCTTTGCTCTGATTCATTCTTTTAATAGCCTTCATCTGAGCGTTATAATCTCTATCAGATATATAATTCATAGACAATCACCGCCAATCAAATTATTTCTCTTCTGTTTCTATGCACACCGCTTGACATCCAAGCTCTTTATATACATTATTAAACCTTTCAAGCGGATACGCGACATCGCCGACAAGTGGGTCAATAACATATACGCTATCTAGTTCTATTCTGGTAACAACAACACAATGCGGATTTCTAAATAATCTATATCCATTTGACTCATAGTTTGATGGTTTCGGGTCATTTAAATACATAGTCACCCATACAACAGACGGGAACTTTAATTCGGTCAAATCCGCGCCAGTATATTCAACTGCAACCTTATTGCTATTTTTTAAAAATTTATTTGCAGTTATCACAGAACACGGTGCCATACAAGCCCACCCGTCTGTGGCGCTATATGGATTTCCCCAAAAGCTGTATACAAAATCACTTCCGTCACTTTTAGGCATAGCATCGGCAACATCGAACTTCGTTACATTTACACCGTTCATTCGCAATAACGTTCCAAGAGCTGTCGCTTCACACCCAGTAGGAAGCTCTGGCATTTGTAAATCCTGCTTTTCATCAAAAACATACTTCACTTGCTTATCGTATAATGTCGGTGTTTCAACATCATGTTCTGCAACAGTGTTTTGTTGCGCACTATTACATGAAACAAACATAATCATAAACGATGCTAGAATAACAACAGCAAAGATAGCAATTACTTTATTAATACGCCTATTCACGACATCACCACAAATTCTTATATGCCCAAAAGCTCTTTCAGCTTATCTATTGTAATCGTAGTCACAGAACCATCTGTATCAACATATAACAGTTTACCAGCTTCAGAGCTATCACCAGTCAAATCAGTATACTTTCCAGAAGTGGCAACCGACTTTAGCAATGGCTTATCTTTTAAATCATTATAGCTCCCAGACTTAGCAACAGATGCCAAATCAGATATATCACTACAAGTCAATTGTTTTGCAACTACTTTATCCTTATCGTCAAGAGACAGCACTTGACCCTTCTTAGCCTTATCGCCAATCAAGTTGGTATAGATGCCAGACGTAGCAATCTTTGCTAGGTTAACGATAACGCCAGAGTCAATCTTAACACCAGTATCAAGCTCTAGGCTTCGAGCCATAATATTGCCACTGATGTAGAGTTCGCCTTTATCATTGACATTAAATACAGATTCATTTCCGTTAGTAATATCAATAACGTTATCATTCTTAGGGCTAATTGACACCTTGTTGTTACCGTGGCTTACTTCTAATCCAGCATCATTGAAAACAAGCGTACCAGCATCATTTTTAAGTTCAATATTCTTACCTAAGAACAATTTACCAATAATTGTTTCGCCATTGATACCATAGGCACTCACTGTGTCACCAGTATCTGGATCAGTATAATAGTATTTGCCTATAGCCGTCTTTGTCGTAGCCCAATTATCATCGGTAATTGCAATCGTTGAATTAATAATCTTCATCTGTGTAGGCTCATAGTCATTTGATACTTCATCAAACTTTCTGAACAACATACCATGGTTATCCCATGATTGCGTCTGATTATCAGAACCACCGACAATCTTTGTATGCGTCACGTCAAGTCCATTATCAAGCCAATTGTTGACAACAGTAGTTCCCTTTTCTCCCTGCTTGGCCTGTCTTTGTACATAGCTATAAGACGTAGCCATTGAAGAAGCTTGGTCTATAACGCCCTTGATACTTTTGACTGAACTCTTAACCCTGACGGCATCAGAAAACTCAACCGAGATATTGTCTAAGTCATCATAATCTACGGTATATTCAATCAATCTAAGCTTATACAGCTTATCGTCAACCATAACTCTAAGCCAATTACCGATAGCAAAATCATTAACTAACGGTGCAAATTTATCGATAAGCAAAAGATTCTTTAGGTCTGCGCTGATTGTAGTCTGCAATTCAGAAGACTTATATATTTCATCGTTGGCAACGCTGATAAATTCGTTTGCCTTCTCAAACAACTCGGCATTGTTAAGACCGTCTGAAATATAATTCTCATTAGAATATTTATCTTCTCTACGGAACGAGCAAAATTCAAGCCACAAATTAGCACCGCCAGCATTATAGTTAGTTAGATACTGCTGGAAGTTAAATATGTCTTGCGTCTTATCTTTTTCCTCGATAATATAATTCTGCAAACCGTATTCTTTTAAGTCTCCATCATCATCGCGTCTGCCAGATATTAGATAAATCTCATCTTGACGAGTCTTCATCTCTTTTTCAATGGCGTTCATTCTGTCAATGTATGGAGTATAAAGCTTATCATACATCTCTTTAGACCAAGAAGAGCCTTCGTTTACTCCTTGCTCCACAAGGATATCTATGCAACTCTGGCAAGCATCATGGAAAGAAATAAGTCTATTTAGGCAATACTTCTGCAACTCTTTTTTAAAATCATCCAACGAGCCGTCAATATCAAATAGTTCAGAAATTCCATATTTATTCTCGCTATCTTCCTTTGCAAGAGTTTTATCAATCTTTTGCTTGATAAATTTTTCATAGTCACTATTTATCGTCACGCTTATTTCTTTGCTTGTGAACTTATCTTCTTCATCAGAATAATTAGTCACATCAAAGCAACCAGTCCATACTCTCGTTGGATCTGGTTTAGTTCCAGACAAAGTAGAACCATCATGCACTTTGACCCTATACCTAGTAGAATCAACAACAACTTTCGCCATAGACAAGACAACGCTATCGGCAGTAGCGACAGATATGTTATCTATCTTTTCAACTGCAACAGGAGATAGGTTTGCGGCAGTAAGCTTTGCGGCTTCCTTCTCGGCATTGGTATCGCTCATCTCGACAATGGGCATCAGTCCGCTTGTAAGATACAATCCTAAATCAATCGTATTATAATAAGCATTCATCAAAGCAGGATAACCTTTTACTGGCAACTCAATCTCTTGAATGTCGTTGTTATATCCCACTTCTTTTTTAATTGCAAGGTGCTCATTTTTTGAACTGAACAATCTTTCATCTGCTGATGATTTAAGATATATGCTTTTAGTACCATACTTGGCAATAAGCTCATTATATCTAGTGACAATATCTTCTTTATCAGCTAAATAAACATAATCGTTCTGATACTCTGCATATAGCTTATTATATGAATCAATGGCTTTAACAAGTTCGTCTGACATGTCGTGCTTAGTATCATCAGAAATATACCAAATATAATCGCTACCATTAGGATTACAGTTTCTAATGGTTGCTGTCATCAAATCGTCTCCACCCTCAAGTTTAAAACAGTTCTTGATAGAGTCGGTATCAGATGACATATTGATGTTATCTGCAATCTCATCAGCTGTTACAAATATGGTCGTGTCTTCGCCATATCCCTCATCGATATCCGTGCTGCCGCACTTAGGACACACATCAGTATACTCACCTCTGTGTCCACACTTGTGACAGTTTGATTCAAGGTCATATGCAGAAACAACCCTCTTTAAATTGCCATACTTATCCGCATTAATATCAAACACAAACAAACATTTTATTTCCTCTGCAACATCTTGAAACCCATCATAAATAGATTTATCATCAAAAGAAAATGTTCTTTGAATCTTTGCAATCGTAGCATCAACATGCCCAATTGTATAGTGCGGAGCTTTTTCTAGCATCCTATGGAGGAGAGAAGAGCTTGGTCTATCTGGATTATAGAAAATAGTCGGATGGTCTTTATCATAATCTTCTCTTGCGATATCATCTTCGGTGTTAATTTCAACATTGTATAGCATAATTTGAGACAACTCAGCGCATCCAAGATTAGTACCAGTCACGGTCTTTACCGTCTTAGTATCTTCATCTGTCTCTACTGTAATCTCGAACCATTGATTCCACTCTAGACAATATATAAGCCTAAAGTTGACAATCTCATCCCACAGATTATTTTTATTTTCATCTACTGTTTTATATACTTTAAATGATATCTCAGAAGCATCATTCATCGAATCGGTTGATTCTATTTCAACAGCATCTATTCGCCCAAGCTTATCGCCATTCTTTTTTGCCAATATAATCGTTGGTGATTGTGGATTATGAGCAGCATCAAAGTCAATCTTTATAGCCATATAAACCACCCCAACTATATAGTTACCTTAACTATAGGCGAATAAGTTATCTTAACCGTACACGGCAGGGACAGCGTTATCTTATTCTTCTTGTCTCTAAATGTATTCTCTAATCTAAAGAAAGCCCAATTGAAATCGTTCTGTACTTTATGAGAAGCCAAAGAAGAGCTAATCATTGGGTATGATACTTTGATAACTTCACCCTTTTTGCAATTGGCAATTCTCATCACCCTGTCGTTAAAAGAATTCTTCATTGTAAAATCACCATCTTTGTCTATGGTGATTTCCATGTCTGGATAAATGCATCCCTCTTCATCAGATTCATTGTAGATAACATTTATACCATTATCTGAAACATTCTTAATTGTAGTTACAATAGGCTCTCTTATGGCAAATGGTCTATTTGTAAACATTTCAAGCTCAAATCCATAAATCATTCCGTTAACTTCAATTCTACTTACATTGAACGAAGCTTCAAAATATACACCCGAGTATTCATCGTCAAGCAGTCTGAATTTATGGAATCCCTTTCTGTTTAACCAAGACATTATATTGCGCATCTCATCGAATGAAACTGTATCGGTTTGATTTGAATCGCATTTATTTTTACATATCTGAAAAGTCGTGTTAAGACAATCTTCATATGTAGAACTCGTTAGCTCGTGCTTCATTCCGTTCAAAGTCGGTACAGTATTAAAAGTTATCTGTGAACCATTATCTATTGTATCGACATCGCTTGAATCAAACTTGCAAATAATAAATCCAAGATCGCTCAGCTTGACATCATCGTATTCAAAGTCATATGCTTTCACCGACACACCTCCAATCGCTCGAAGTTATATTTATTTTAAAAGAAAACGAATGATATTCCATCTGCCATTAAAGACCTCTTCATTCATAATCTTCTTCATTTCAGTTAATTCTCCAACGAGCTTATCGTAAACCTCACCTTTGCTCTTAATGTCTTCGACAATTTGCTCCATTTCAACGCGAAGAGAATCTATTGAACTAATTAGTTCATCCTTCTCATCGCAATCTATTTCAAGCTCGGAGATTCTTTTCTTTAGAGATTCAATCTCATTTGTCTGTCTCTCAATAATTCTACTTTTAATATTCGATTTTCTATTTCTTTTTCCAGTATTCATACTACTACCTCGTTTCAAACAAAAGAGAAGGGGAGTGGTTTATATCCACTCCCCGCTCAACAAGTAGGCTATATTCTTCGGCTAAGCCAACCCGTAGCATTCGGGGAAATTAACGAATTGCCTTGCCTTTTGCTAGGCTACTCTTACCTACGATTGGGTCAATAGTCATAGACATGATAAGGCGTTCAAAATTCTTATCATGCTGCATAGACTTAAGCAGTTCATCATAATTCTTGACATTAGGTAGGTTAAATACAACCTTGTCCAAATTTTGCACCATTGTTGTCTTGTTTCCAACATTAGCACCAGTATCAATCTTATCAAAGTCAAGATTGTCCTTGATAAAGTCAGATGGGTTATTTGCCATATTCCAGATATTAGAGCTTGCAGCAGATGTAAGCACGCTATCATTCTTGGCAAGAGGAGTCAAGATAGCTCCGTCAGATGGGCGCATAATCATTTCGGAACCATTTTCCTGAGTCCAAGCCATCTCGTTGTTTCTGATATTCTTAGCGCCAAGTGCGTATGCGCTAACATCAGATTTCTTAAACCAGCCAGTATATCCACTTGAAAGCTTATGCCAACGAGTTAAGACATAGCCGTTGCGCTCCTGTAAAACAGTATAGATTGGGTCATTACCAAACGTCTGCCTACCGCCGCCATTGCCATAAGAGTCTGCATAAATTCTAGCACCACCAGCGTTAATCATACCACCAACAGTGACCTGCTTTGGTTGTGGCTTCTGTTGCGGCTGTGGAGCTGAGGTAGGAGCGTGAGTAGGCTTTGGTTTCTCAGTTGCGGCAGAAGAAGCACCAGCGGCCTTTATCTTCGTACCAGCAATCTTATTCAACTGTGCAATCATATTCTGGATATTGGTATTGATATATCCAAGAGCAGTATTGGTAGTAGTCAGAGCTGTATCAAACTTCGTACCATACATTGTGATTACATTTGAGATACTACCGTTACCAGAAAGCCAGATGGTATTCATAGACTCTGACAAAGTATAGCCAACCTTATCAGCCTGAGATTCTATCGTAGCTCCGATAGTTGAAGCGTTATTATTAATCTCAGAAATCATATCAGCCATAAGAGCATCAATATCGTCAAGACGCTGATTTAAAATGGTTTCGTAATCATTGTATAAATCATCAAGCATTTTCTGCTGGTCTGAAATGTACTGTTCGTATTCAGTCTCTTCTAGGTCAGATTTAGCTTCTTCAAGGTCTACCTTAATCTGCTGAATCTTGGCCTTAGTCTCCTCGGATGCATCGCCCTGATATGCCGCCATCTGCTTCTCAAGGTCTGCAATATCCTTTGTACTTTCCTTTATCTTTTTCTGATAATCGTACAACCATAAAATTACTATATTAAATAAATAGGAAATTGTTTAATTCTTCTTCTACATTCGCATAATATGGAATGCGAAGCAGTTTAATATCGTTGTTTTTACAATAATCATTTTTAATATTGTCATGTGCAACAGTCTTTTTAAAACCATCTTCTCCACCAAAATAATCAACAGCCCTATAATGTTGTTCTCCATCATATTCAATACAACAATTATATTCTGGAAGATAAAAATCAAAAGGAAGTGGTTTTATATCACAACAATCATCAAACGCCTTTTGTTGCATATATTTTACACCATGACTGTCTAGCCACAATTTAACAGATTTCTCTCCGTGACTTATGTTACATTGAGGACATCCACATCCAGAAAGAATATTTACTGGTTTAGCATACCACTCATTTCCATCAATTAAGCATCGGTGTAATATTGAGGTAAATGAATCTACATATGTTTCCATTGGAACAATGTCTCTATTCACGGATTTTAAATCTTCAATATACTGTTCATGCGTTTTACGAAGTTTATTTCCGATTTTTTCACCGCCACACTTCGGACAACCGCACCCACGCAATATGCTATTTGGATAAGCCAACCATTCTACATTATGTATAGTACATTTATGTAAAATTGCAACTCTTGCTTCCGTATATTTCCCAACAACAACAATGTTTGGATTAACCTTATTTACTTCATCAACATATTGTTCATGAGTTTTATATTTTGAAGCAGAAATTTTTTCACTATGACACAACTCGCACCCAACACCACTCAAAGCACGAGAAGGAGTGGTATACCAATATACATCATGTATCAAGCAATGATGTTGTATTTTTACATTTGCGCCAGAATATTGTCCAACAACTTTAACATTTGGATTTTTGACCGATAGTTCTGCAACATATTCATCATGTGACTTAGAACGTTTTTTAGTTCTACTCTTAAGTCCACATTGAGGACAACCTTTGCCATTAAGAATGTTGCTAGGAACGGCATACCACGTGCAATCATCTATTTTACAATGATGTAAAATTTTTGTATTTGTATTAACATACCTATCAATAACTTCAATATTAGGATTGATTTTATTTACCTCGGCAACATACTCTTCATGTGTTTTCTTTTTTGGCATATACACCTCCTTTACAACATAGCAAACATTATAACATATAACATTATTAGTTAATACTTATTTTTAAACAATTTTCCTATTTATAAAGGGTCGTTAGCCCCTATAGGTTTACCTAATGGTAAACTTTCTTTAGCTTTCACTAAAGTGTAGACCATATCTTTCATCATATCTATATAAATAGACTTAGATGCCTTCCACTTCGGGAGACTTCTCCCTATGAGCATTTCAGCCCATGGTCGTTGAACGTTCCGCTGTTCGCGGCTTCGCTGCTGATTTCCCAATTTCTATGATTTTCAAACTATCACGCTTATGTATATTTCATCATTACGTTGTAGTTCATAGAACTATAAGGGGGTTCCAGCAATTCAAAAGGATGCGCTATATTCTTTCGAAATATAGCGGACTAAGTAAGTTTTCACTTAATCTTTTGCTGCGTCAAGAGCATCGTTGCGCTTGTCAATAAGCTTCTGCAACGAATCAAGCTCTTTGTCAATACCATCAGAAACCATATCATTAATAGAGTTCTTCATGTCCTCTGCATTAAGAATGGCTTCCTGCTGAGCTTCGATATACTCTTGCAACTGATTTGCAATATCCTGATTATACGGGTCTTTAGCAAGGTCTTCCTGAAGTTCTTTAATCTTCTTAGCATACTTATCGGCCTGAGCCATATACACGTTATATTTAACACCGTACTGACCCATAGATGCCATACCCTCATCGGTAAGCTGACCATTATCTTCATAAAGCTTCTTGTTGCTCATAAGATTAATCAAGAATTCAGACTCATCAGCAACCTTAGAAATCTTGTCCTGAATCAAATCAAAGATTTGCCAATCTAGCTCACGAAGGTTCTTTTCGTACTCAAGAAGAGAGGTGTTGCATTCTTCAATGGACTTAGTGACCTCGTCCACCGAATTGACCATCGAATACCAACTCTCACTATATTTTTCAATAGTACCACTATTAACGGCGTTATTAAGCTCAGAAATCATTTCGTCACGTTGCTTCTTAAGCTCTTCCTGCTGTTTATTAGCGTTGGCAGACATTGCATCGTAATATTTACCAGATGTAATATATCCAGCAGTCTCAGTCTGAGACACGAACTCATCGAGCATATCTTTCTCATGCTGAATTACTCCGAGATAACCATCGTACTTAGTAGAGACGTTTTCGAATCTCTGCTCATAGAGCTTGGATTCACTCTCACGTAAATCATCAATGGCATCTAAGCAATCCAATGCTTTCTCATCTTTATCTTTAGTTAGTTCGCTACACTAACCGAACATTATTGTTCCTCATACTTTCATATGAGAAGAGACTATATCTTTTACCTATAAATTTAATTTGTTTATAATAATACTTTCAATATTATCTTCATCCCAATATGGAATACGAAGTATATCTATGTTATTATCTTGGCAATATTGATTTTTAATTGCATCATGTCTTTTGGTCGTTTCATAATCTCTATTATAAACACTTTCAAAATGCTGTCGCCCATCAAACTCAATAATTAAATTATTCTTGATTAAATAAAAATCAAATGGCAGTGGTTTAACATCACGACAATCATCAAATCTTTTTTCTTTAATAAAAGCAATTTTATTAGCTTCCAAAAATTTTCTAATACGCTCTTCGCCTTTACTAGATTTACAAGAACAAGAGAAACATTTTGTCACATCTGCATGTTTATAATTACCAAAACTTGTTGTATACACGTTGCCGCAAGCGCACCGTATATTAAGATTTCTTACATAAATGCCATTATAATCTTCTGGATTAAGCAATTTATTTCCATTAATGCTATCAATATATTCTTTAACAAAATCTTTATCGTATCGTAAATTCTCTCCACGATATTCATAAGAACAATCTTTGCATTTATGACCACGAATAAAATTATCAAGCATCATTGTTTGTTTCCCGTGGATAGGACAAACAAATTCTATATCCATTTTGACATCAACATAATCATTGACGTTTGTTAATAATGTATATTCATTTTCTTGACAAACACGCTCAGCCAATCCAATGTATTTTATAGCACGCTTCCTCTTAGAGACTTCACTTGCCTTCTTGCCAGTACAATTTGGACAACAATCTTTCTGTATTGTTTTTCTGCCATTAAACAATACTGCAAATGACGTTTCATATTTATTTCCACAATAATCACATGTGGCAACAATTCTTTGCTTGGAGGTTGGATTCAAATCTTTTACAACAACATCAAACAGTTCGTATCTTTTTGTAAAAACATATCCTTTAGATTCAAACCAGTCTCTATTATTGTTATTCCATTTTACTTGAACGACCTGTTCATCATCATACATAGATACCTCCAATCAAATAAAGTAAATAATATTATAACATATATATTTATTAGTTATTCTTAAATTTATAGGTAATCTACTTTTTCGAATCGCCAACAGCTTGCGATTCTACTCCCATATGGGATAGTCGTTGAACTTTATCCTATTCGGATCTTAGCTGCTGATTGCCCAATCTTTTCATTTTTCAAACTTTCACGCTTGCGCATATTTCATCGCTACGTTGTAGTAGAAAAGCTCTAAGGGCTTTCCAGCAATTAAATAGAATTTTACTTGCATATCACTATGCAAGGTGGCAATTTATTTACCACTGCTTATATTCAGAAATCTTATTATTAAGATCTTCATCCGTGATTTTCTCAATATCTATTGTGCCGTCTCGCACCTTTGCGGCATAACCACCATCAAGACCAACAGAGTTAGCTTGCTGCATATAACGATTATATGCCTGATTCTGTAGGTCAATTTCTTTTCTGGTTTGATTAATCTGGTCGTTAAGAGCAGTTCCGCGCTTAGTCCAATTCTTATATGTACTAGTAGCGGTCTTATCAAGCCTTGAAATTGCTCTTTCAACACGGTCTAAAGCAGTCTCAATCCAGTCAAGAGTCTCTTCAAACTTCTCTGCTTCTTCATTCGCACTGGAATTTGAGTTAGAGTTAGAGGAAGACGATGAGGAAGAAGACTTTGAACTAGAAGAGGAATATGAGTTTGTCTTTACAGAGGAACCCTTATTGGCACGTCCAATGCCGCCAGAACCACGACCGAATGCGGTGCCAGATGCCAAAGCCTTACCACGACCGCCGCCGCTTGTAACATAACCATTCTTAAACAATTCCTCAGACTGTTTGTGATTAAAGACTATATCGCCCTTTTTATATTTTACAAACTCAGCACCATTGTCACCAACTGTAAAGAAATGACCGTCTCTTACGATAACTTCTTGCCCAAGCTCGCCCATAAGAGCCGTGCCATTTTCTTTTGTGCCCCAATTACCTTGCGCAAATGCAGTCCCGTTTACATTCGCAGTGCCATTTGCGATACCGCCAACAATATCTTTTACCTTGCCAGCCACCGAACCAATTACATTAGCAACATAATTCACAACACCAGTTTTTGGCGGAGGTGTATAAGAATCAACTTTTGAACTATCAACACCATATGATGCAGTTGCGTTTTTATCATTTGGCTGATAAGAATCTGGTTGCGAACTGTCTTTTAAAAATCTTGCAATGGCTTCTTTTTGCCCAGGCTGATACCCATCTACTTCACCAGAGTCTTTCAAGAATTTTGCAATTGCCTGCTTTTGTTCTGGCGTATAACTATCTGGGTCAGCAGAGTTAGTTAGGAATTTAACAATTGCAGCTCTGTCTGCTGGTTGATAGTTATTTACGTCTCCGCCATCAACGGCATACTTAGCAATTGCTTGTTTCTCGGCGGGAGTATAATTATCAACATCACTAGAATTTTTGACAAAATTAACAATTGACGTTAATTGTTCTGGCGTATAACTATCTATATCTTTTGTATTTTTAACAAAATCAACAACAACCTGTTTTTGCGTATCTTCAAGCCCATCTAAAAGATCCGGATTTTTTGCAACAAGCTTAACAACAACTTGTTTTTCATCGTAACCAAGATCTTTAAGAACGTCTTGATTCTTTGCAACAAATTCTATAGCAACTTTCTTTTCATCGCCATTAAGTCCAAGACTGTCAAAAAATTTGGGATTCTTAGCAACAAAGTCAATTATTACTTTTCTTTGTTTCTCGTCATCAAGTCCGTTCAAAACGCTTTCATTGTTTGCAATGAAATTTACAACAACTTCTTTTTCTTCATCAGTTTTAAGATCGTCAAGAATGCCTTCATTTTTAGCAACAAAGTCTACGACAACCTTTCTCTGTTTCTCATCATCGAGCTTATCGAGGATATCTTGATTATTAACAACAAAGTCTATGGCAATTTTCTTTTGGTCTTTATCCAAATCCTTAAGTAAATCTGGGTTTTCAGCAACATACTTTAAAAGTATCTCTTTCTCGCCATCTTTTAAGTCAAGATCGTTAAGAAAATCGGCGTTGTCAGAAACGAAGTCTACAACGACTTTCTTTTTATCGTCATCAAGTCCAAGATTATCAAGAAAATCTGTATTCTCAGGAAGAAATTTAACAATCTTAGTTGCTTCTTTTTTTGTATAATCATCAACTGAACTGGTATCTAGTTCAAGACCAATCTTTAGTTGGTCATCAGTAATCAAACCAGCTTGATGCTCCATCAATAATTTAATATCATTAAGAGTGTCATTTGCTTCAACTTGCAAATCAACCGTAGCATCAATAGTAAGATCGCATGAATCAAGTTGCTTTTTAATATCTTCCTTTGAAGCATCAACGTCTATACCAAGCTTAACTTTTGTATCATCATCAAGTTTAGCAATCTTATCAACAATATCGCTCATACTCTTATCAACTTCAGAAGTATCTACACCTTGAAGTTTCATTTGATTTAACTTCTTTTGTTGAGTCCGATACTCCTGCATAAGCTGCAATGGCTTTTTCATACTGTCATCAACTTGACTTGCATCAAGTTGCATATAAACAGGGTCGGCAAGTTTATCATAAGCAGCTTGTAATGTACTGGCAATATTTAATGCATCTTGTGCGCCATCCACACTCAAGTCGATAGTGCCATCGTCTCTTCTGAAGGTGTCAAGCATTTCCTTTGCTTTATTTAGGTCGTTAAACACCGTCTCTGCGTCAGTTGAATCAAAGTGGAATGTATAATTGTCAAGTCCAAGCTTTTTTAATTTTTCACTAGACTGTGCAAGCTCATTTATCTTTTTATTTGATTCTACAGCAGCCTTTTGTAAATCTGCAAAATTAGTATATGTACCATCCATATTGATAACGAAACCAGCATCTTCGGCGGCACGTTCAATAATCTGGACAAGCTCTTTACTAATTCCCATCGTCTTGGCGATTGCTTCTTCACCGTTAACACCAAAGTCAAAAGATATAATTTCGCCATTTTCACCGCGCTTGATATTGCCTTGTCCAAGTTGGTCTACTGCTTCAAGGAAATTGTAAACACCGTCATTTGTAGATTCACCATCTTTATTCTGCGTAAAGAAATCTTTGACAGAATATGTTGTGCCATCGATTGTATTACCAAGCGTTTTCCATCTATTAGTATAATCATCTATCGAATTAAGCTGGTCATAACTAAACATATCAATGAATGCCTTAGAAGCATCGTCAAGCCAGCCACGAGAAATCTCATCGTCAACTTCTTCAAATCCTTTTAAGACATTTTCATACATGTCTCTATCAGAACCAGCAGACTCAGCATTTTGCCATGCGTTATATTTAGAAGCTAAGCCCTCATATTGAGCTGCTAGTTCTCCTAAATCATTTATTTTCTGACGAATATCTTCTTGTTTAGAAACAAGATTGGCTCGCTCTTCAGCATCTGTGCATGTTGCAATTTGACCAGTAAGATCATTATATTTATCTCTTAAATATTCTAAGTTAGAAGTAGCATCTTTGAGCTTGCCTTGCGCATATGCCTGTTCAAGCTTAGTATATTCTTGTGTATTTAAACGAACACCATTAGATGTTTCTTCGAAAAGTTTTGCGGCATCATACCCAGCGCCTTTTAATCCCTGATAGCGGCTCTTTAATGCGTCTATTGAATCTGCCGTTAAACCAGTAGCAGACTTAGATTCTGCAAGTGCTGAATTAAGCTTATCAAGACTATCGGTTTCACCAGCTATATCAATATCAAAATCCATTGCTTCTAAATATTTTGCTTCGTCTGCAATGGCTTTTTTGATGTCATTGACATTCATGTCTTTTAATTTAAGCTTTAAGCTAACAGCAGCTTCTAGTTCTGTTTTAGTCAAGCCATTAACTATTTCATTTGCAACATCTTCGCTTTTGCCAGCATTAATAAGTTTTTTCTTAAAGTCTTTAACCTGTTTAACCGTATCATCATCTTTAATGCCAAGAGACATTTGCAACTGATATTGCATGTCTTTGTCAAGACCACTATTTTTAATAACATTTTTAACATCATTAACACTCTTGACATATTCACCAACAGTACAATCTCCGCTATTAAGCTTAGACTTCATATCAAAGAAAATTTCAAATTTCTTCTGCTGACCATCATCAAGTGAATTAATAGTATTTAACATATCATTGATATAGTCATTAAGCTTATTGGCATCCCATTTAATTTTATCGCTATTAAAGAATTCGTAATCCATATTTGGAATCATGCCATTAATATAACTTTGCATTTTACCAGATATGTTTTTATATTTTCCATCAATAAACGCATTGCCAATTGTAGCTTCCGCTATGTCCTGCATTCCACTAGCAGCTTCTTGCATTGATGATTTAGTTTCAGAAAGCGCTTTATTTACGGTTTCTTTATTCTCCGTAATTACACGTGCTATAAATTTTTGTCTTGATTCTCCACTGTATTGGTCGTATTTTTCACCATAATTACTCAAAGCATCTGTTATGATTACAAGATCATCAGCGCTCATTTTATTAATGGCTTTTTTCAAATCATTACTTTTTGTTAATCCTTCAAGAGTGTTTAAGGCGTGTAAATTTGCTTCTGTTGACGTTCCTTGTTTCCATTTGTCTTTATTAAAAACATCATCCGCTTTATTCTTTGAATCTTTTGCAACATCTTCTGCTTCATCTAGGATTTTATTATTATTTGTTTTTTCAAGCTTATTGTATGCTTCCGTAAGCTTGTCAACATTACCAGCACAGGTAAGAATTGCATTACCCTGAGCGTCATATCCGCTAATAAGCTCTGGAAACGTATCGCCAATCTGATTAACAATATCTAAATACTGTTGATACCCATCTGTATCAAGATTTATGTTTTCATTAGTTGACGTATCAACACCTTTTGATAATTCGGCATATGAATCTGCAACTTCATTTATAGTAGCTTTTGCATCTTTTAATTCTTTTTTCTGATTACCATATTCTGTAGTAACATCTTTAACTTTATCAGCAAGCTCATCTTCGGCATTAATCCATCTCATAAGAGCGCTAACGCCAGCAGAGATTAACATGCCAATTCCCATTGAAAGCGTAGCATTTAACGCCAATGTTGCCGCTTGTAATGCAAAAGTTTTAACTGTAGCAAAAGCTAATTGCACTCCATAGCCACCAAGAGATGCTTCTGCCCCATCTAACCCAGAAAGATAACTACCTAACTGAGGATTAAATGTAGAAATTGCCGAAGCAAATTTAGATTGAGTCTGCCCACTTTTATCAACGAGATTGTTGTAAGCAGAAATAATATTTTTGGCATTTGTCATCGAACTCGATGTTTTAGATATAACACCAGTCGCTTCTAGCTGTTTCTTAGAAAATTCACCAAGAGCTTCATTTGATAAATCCCAAGATTTTGCAAAATTTTTAGCTTCTTCTGATGCACCAGACATGCTTTGTTCTATAGCACCGCTTACATCTATTGACATTCCCTCTTTTAAGCCAGATTGCAGCTCTGTCATCAAAGACCTAAACTCTTTTAATTTTGCAATATCATTGTCAAGATTTTTAACAAATCTCATTCCACCATAAGCGCCTTTGATTTTAGTGGTATTAAAATCAAAAACTTGACCGCCGCCTTGAGACTTAGAGTTTATTTTGTTAAATACTTCTCCAACTATTTGACCAACGCCAGAAAATGCATTTTTAATAGACGAAAAAATTGTTTGTGCTGTTTTTCCAAACGCCTTTAATTCTCCAGTTTGTTCGTCTATATGAAAATCAAAAAACTTTTTACCAGACAAAGACATCGCAGCGCCAGCAACAGTTGCAACAGTTGGTATAATGCCAATAGTGTCTATAACTTTATTAAGAGCATTGATTGCTTCTGTTGCACCGCTAATAAGTCCTTTTAAAAACCCAGAATCTAAAGCAGCATTTGAAATTGTCTGAATAGATGATGTAAGTGAATTCAATCTACCCTGTAGGCTATTAGCATATTTCTCTTGCTCCGCCATTGCACTGTTAGCAGAATTTTCGGCAGACTCGGTTGCTTGTGCGACACGATCCCAGTTTTGAATCAGAGCAGCAACTTCGTTTGCGCGGTTTTTACCAGCAATTGTCTCAAGAAGGTCTGCTTTATCAGAATCAGTAAGGTCGTCATATATATCTGCAATACCCTGCATGATTTCATATGTAGATTTAAAATCACCAGTATTATCAAATATATTTACCTTGCCATGTGTAAGATTAAGAACCTTACCCTGCATCTGAGATAAATTCTCTACATTCTCATCAGTTTCTTCACCGAGGTCTTGCAGCTCGCCTTTCATACCACGAAGACGCATCGACAAAACCTTAAGGGAATTACCAGCCTTTTCTGGATCTTGTGTAACTTCTGTGATACCAGTAACCATACCAGCAGTTTCTTCTAGGCTGTTGCCAGCAAGACTCAATGCAGATGCAGAACGCTTAACAGCTTCACCAATATCGGCTGCGGTAGTGGCATAGTTATTATCAATTTCATTATAAACATCGGCAATATGCTCTGCTGCGGCAGCGGCATCGCCACCAAACTGCTTCTTCAACTGAGGTTCAAAACCTTTATAAGCAGTTAAAAGGTTTTCCATTGAAGTTTTTGCATCAAGGTCTGCAATGTGCTGATAAACAGATGTAATCTCAGATAATCTAGCGGCTGTATCTGGATCGCTAAAACCAGCTCGACTCCAATCGGCAGTCTGAGAAATCAAATCGGTAAGAGTAGCGCCATATTTTTGAGCAGAAGTGGTCAAAGTGTCATACACGTCAGAATACTGCGAAGACGTAAAATCAGTTACACGATAAAGCTCTGTTAACTTTGTGTCAACGTCAAGAACATTCTGGAATCCTTCTTTAACCGCTTGTATACCAGTCATAATACCAGAAGCAGCGCCAAAATATGAAGACAGTTTTGTGAACTGCATCTTTAACCTATCACCCATATTTAGGCCAGTTTTACCGACAATCTCAGCTTGTGTCGTTATCGTTTTGAATTCAGATTGTATTCCACTAAATCTAGTAGCGTCACATGACTTTAATTCTGCTTGAAGACTACGAATTTGTCCGCCAAATGTCTTTGCTGCTGCCGAATTTCTTTTAAGCCATGCATCCATAGACATAGAAAGATTATTTGCCTTAGACCTTAATTGCATGGCGGCAGCGGCTTCTTTTTGCGCACTTGCTTCTGCCTTAGCAGCTGTAGCAGCATCTCTCTCTTTGTTTGCCACAATAGACAATTGATTCTTTACCGTTTCTAATGCTGCATTATATTGATTAACCGCAACAATATCATCTGTAAAATTTTCAGTATCAAACAGATTTTTCTTAGCATTTTTATAGGCATCATATGCTTTTATCAAATCATCTGATGGATTATTAATCTTGTTATATTTAGAATCGACATCCACATCGGACTGCTTTTTAGCCTTATATGTGTCAATTAATTTTTGTCTTTGCGTCTTTGCGTTAGCAGCGATTTGAGCAGCAGCAGCCTGTTCTTTAGCAGCCTGCTTAGCAGCAGCAGCAACCTGCTTTTCAGCGGCGGCTTGTTCTTGTGCAGCAGCTTTAGCTTGTGCAGCAGCTTGTTTGGCAGCGGCAGCTTCTTCAGCTTTTGCTTGTTTAACGGCAGCGGCTTCTTCAGCGGCAGCTTGCTTAGCAGCAGCAGCAGCTTTCTTGTCTTCGGCGGCTTTATCGTAAAGATTATGAGAAACTTTCGTACTCGTATTCCATACGCCAGTGCTATTGCCTTCTTCGTCAAGCTTCTCTTTTGCTGTTATAACTGCTTGAATTTTCTTTTCTGCTTCATCTAGACCTTTAACGTTTAATGTAAAGGTATGGTCATCTGTAAACGATGCGTCAACTTTTTCTACGGTAACTAAAGAATTTTCCAATTCTTTCATAAACGCATCAATTGAAGAACTATTAAACTTCATTCCAGCAAGTTCGCTTCTTAGTTTTTCAAAACCATTTTCAGATTTTTCAATAACGGCAGTAAGTCCAGACAATTCCTTTTTTGCATTACTAGTATCTGCATTAACCTTTATATTATTAGCAGCAGATTTCCCAGTCACGCCTTTAACAGCACTAGCAACATCTTTTTTTAAACCAGTGACATCGGCGGTGAATTTTATCTCATTTCCGTTTTTGCCAAACGCCTTGATGCCATTATTTAACTGGTCTACGATATGCTGTACACTTGCGTCATTTAATTCAACATCGCACTTAATTTTATTAGAAGGCTTAATTTTTGCAATTTGAGCATCAAGTCCAGCAGTATCAACCTCAACGCCAACCTTAACTTTAAATTCTTCAGCCATATATATACACCTCACTAAAGGAATGCATTAAAAAACGCACCCTGCAAGGTGCGGTAACATTCAAATTCATTGTTTCCGTAAACTAAATTAAAATATTACCCTTCAACAGCAGCTTTCAATTTATCGAGATTTTTCCATTTACGATCCTTAGCAGTCATATCATTGTATATGGCAACCATACTATGACCAGTGCTTTCAGACCACCCTGTAAGATAAACGATAAAATCATCTTCAAGTTCAAGTCGCTTCAAGAAGGATACGTTGTAGTGGCGGAAGTTATGCGGGTAGCATGGCTGACCAACAACATCGCTCCACATAGACATCCAATCGCGCAGTCTATCTGCGCTTGCTGGATCGCCATCTTTTGTTATAAAAATAAAATCATGTTCCTTGCCATGTTCGTCCATGGTTCCTTTTCTAATTTCAAGCCATTTATGATAGTGTGGAAGGAATGCATCTTTTAAAATATACTTTTTAAGCATCTTGCCGTTTACCCCACGACCCTTAGTTTTAATCTCTCTAGTCGTTTCAAGAAAAAGACCATCAAACACAGTATTGTCTTCATCTATCAAATCGGTAGTAAAACTAGCAAGTTCAGAAACTCTCGCTCCACATGAAATAGCTAAAGAGAGAAGACATGCATCTTGATACATATCATTCTCTTCAAAATAAGAAAAAAGCTTATCAATATCTTCTTTTTGAAGAACAGTTTTCTTCCGAACATTTTCCTTTACTGGCTTCTCAATCTTCGGCAATAGATTGCGGAAGAGTGGATATTCATCATCAAAATAATTTTCAATCCACGAACTAAAGCTAGATAAACAACTGTGCATTTGGCAGAAACGGTTTGAGTTCCATTTCAACTCAGTTACACAATAGTCAAAAAAATCCATTAGCTCACGTTTCTTAATATCCACAAAGAAGCAATTCTCATTCTCTAGAATATTCCAGCAAAAGAAGATGTTCAGGTTCGACCTATAACTCACAACAGAATTAGGAGATCGCTTTGTGGCGAAATTCTTTAGGAATCTGTTCATAAGCTTAACATTTTTAGGATTAATCTGTTCTATAAGTTCTGGACTTGTAATTACTTTTCTAAAAGTTTTTCTTCCTTTTGACATAACAACGACCTCCTTTTCTTGTCGTGTAAAATAAAAAAGCTGGCATCCTAACTAATTGGAATTCCAGCAGCAATCAAATCTTTTTTTATTTCATCATACATATTATCCCGAAGTGTTGGCACGCTTTCATTCCAAATAGCAGTACCGTTTGTCCAATTTAATTCACCAGCAGCGCCAGTCATTGCAGCATTTAAAACATCTACACCACTATGTTCAGCCCATCCTTCTTCATAACCATTTGGAAGCGGCGGGTTCTTAATTGGTACTAGTCCTTGTCTATAATCAAGTTTGCCTTCATCAAAATGCACTTCGCCTTCAACTCCGTTGCCAGAACCAGTCACAACTGGATTTGTTAATGAACTACGAAGTCTATCTGTTCTTAAATAATATATTGGCTCTTTTGCGTAAAATGCATCAACTTTTTCTTCAAGAATATCATGAGCTGTATTGGTAGCATTATTAACAGCCGTATAACTTCTACTTAAAATATAAGCCTTTAATTCGGCTGCTGAACTAAATGTTGGCATAAAAAATTCACCGATTACTCAGTTGCAGGAGAGAGGGGAGGTGTGACAACCTCTGCGTCTGTTTCAACATCGGCATCACCATAAACTACTGAAAATTTATCATCATCAACAGTGTCAGCATCATCGTTATTCCAATGTTCCTTGAAAATGTTAGTCTTTGCATATGCATCAAGAATCTTATCTGCGGTAAGCTCATCAGAAATACCAGACATAGACTGAGCTAAATCCATAATGCTATCCAAATCAATATCATCAACCTTACGCTCAATGGTATCAAGAAGACTTGCAAGACTAGATGAGATAGGATTAATATGAATACCAGTACGATACTCAATATTCAAATCAATAGCTTTATGCAGTTCATCAAGAACCCCGTCAACAGAGTTAGCTTTTACGATATCAACAACAGGCTTAAACTTCTCGACAAACTCTTCCATTGCAGTGATGCCATCATCGGCATCCTGAACATCAGCCGTATCAATATCTGTAAAGATAGCAACAATACAGAAGTCAAAAACCAAATCTCGAATCACATAATTATAATTATCTCCAACAAGAATATCACTGACAGAGTTTACAAACTGTGCCTTGCGATATGCGCTTAGAGACGTATAAAAAGCAAAGGGCGTATCCTCGCCATCAAGAGTGTATACACCAGTCTTAATTTTGTTATTCATATTTTTCCTCCTGAACATTCAGACTTTTCAGTTAGATTATAACACACATGCTATTATAGCATATATATTTATTTGTTAAAATTATTTTTCAGCAATAGCATTGAGGAGGGAATCGATATCCCATGTATAACGAGTACGTTTTTTCTCGCCTTGCACCTTAATAGCACCATTAGTCAAGATATCAAGCTCGTTACAACTATGCTTATTGTCGTTCTTTACCATATTATTAAAATCTTCAACACTCATAAAGTAGCATCTTTCGCAAGCGTTCTTTTCGTCACGAAAGTTAAAGAGGAACCCAGCTTCAACACAGCTATATTCAGAAAACTTAGTAAGACCAGAAATCTGATGTTTATGAATCATGCGGCTCTTATTATCATCGCTATTAACATCTTCATAAGATATGCTTTTAAACTTCGTGGTTTTAAGTTCCAAACATACAAGAGTACGATGCTTAGTATCCATCAAAAGATAATCACATGGATTCTTAATACTGAAGCGAGCAGTACCGCCACCAAATGATTGAGGTGGGTCATTTAATCTTATCAATAAATGCTGAGAATTAACAGATTTCTTGAAGTCATTTTCAAAAGTTTTTCCGACATTAGACATATATATCACCAAATACCGAATTACTTCTTATTGTCCATCCACTCTTTAATAAGAGCGTCATGTTCATTTCGTGGAAAGACAAAAACAATCTTTCCTACAGAATCGGCAAATACATCTAGAATAGTTGCGCCATGAGAGATATAGAAACTAGACTGAACTAGATTTCTAAAATACACAGCTTCTTCATCATAGAAGTCTCTGCCAGTAACATCACTATGTTGCAACATATTTTTACCACCATTCAAACTTCATATTTCTACACATTTCTTTATCACGTAAAAAAAAGGGGAAATATTAAACACACAAGTGAACAACATTTCCCTTTCTATTCATATTTTTTAACATCATTCACACAATAATATACCAAGCGAATTACTACTCAGCAGAAACCTCATCAGCAGCATCAGAATCGCTGATAACAGGCTCGACAACTGGCTTAACAACCATCTTGGTATTTCTGGTTCTAGTCACCTTTTTAGCAGGAGCGGCAACATCAGCGTCCATAATATCAGTAATAACGGCCTTGATATTATCTCTAAGCGTATCAAAATCAGATAGGTCAACCTTCTTAAGCTTGTCCTTAGCTTCTGCTTTCGTATATACCTTAGTAGAATAGCCATGAATAATCTGATAAATCTTATAGTGCTCAGATGTATCCGTATGCTTCTTCCAAGGAGTTAGGCTAATCATGTCCTTGCATGACATGCACAGATGATAGCCCTTACCGCAAATAGCACACGTAGCGTTAATCTTTTCAGCCATTGCTTCACCGCCTTTCAACCAGTAGAACAACGTTGGGGGAGGGGAGTAAACGTCCTTCCCCAGCATTATTAAACATTGATGACATATATTTTATGCGGCATTATAAATTTTCTTACTATTATATCGCTTAGTTAATCTATATGTATCTGAATTATAATCACACCAACCTAGATTTGCACCAATTTTTAAATATTTTCTTATAGTGCATCTAGACATATGAAACATATCTTGAAGATATTTTATAGATATATCATCACAAGAACTATATATATCACATACATTTTTTACAATTGAATGAGAATATAATTTTTGTCTTATAGCATCAACATCTATATTTTTAATATGTAATAAATCTATTATTCCAGAATTATAAATAGAATTGATAATATATTCTACATCAGATTTTCTACAATCAATATAAATATATTTTTCTACGTCATTTGATAATGCAAAATCTTTTTTATTTTTATCGTTTAAAACTTCATCTTCAAAACATCTGGTTCCTCTAGAAATTGTTGTTTCTTCATAGTGTTGTTTGCCATTTGTCTCTATAATCATATTAAATTTATTTAAATAAAAATCATATTTATATTTAGCATTATCAAACATATACTCTTTAATAAAATCTATTTCATTATCTTCAAGTATAATATACATAATTTTTTCTCCAATAGATAATCCATCGGAGCAACATGGGCATGAAAACCCTTGGTTATATAGATCTGCTATTCGCATATACTTTTCTTCACCACAATATGGACACTTCATATTTACCTTTTTGTTAGATAAATAATTATATTTTCCAGCATCATCTTTATCTGCAAAATATTTGACCAAATGGGGATGGGTAGTCATGATTGAATTTATATCCTTTTTAACCACTTTAGAAGAACAGCAAGAACACATCTTATTTCTTCTGAGCTGTGCTGGCGTACACCACAACTCAGATATATGTTTTCCACCGCGATACAAATCATTGCTATCAAACCCACAAATATTACATCTATATTTATAAACTGTTCTATTTGTTCCGTCAACAGCTTCATGTATATCAACATGTGTAATTGTTATATTTTTTGTATCTGTAATTATACTATCACCAACATTGTACATAGCCAATCACGCTTCCTAAATAAATCGTCAAACTCACATTGAAGCGTGATTGACTAAACATACTAATTTTTAGGCATTATTCATTAACGATTATCGTGAATAGGTCGCCATCGTCCTCACAGTAATCCTTCATCATGTTAAGCTCGAAAGCGTGCTTACCAGTAGAGGTAAGAGCAAGCTCGACAGACTCGGGGTTGAACTTAGCCTTGGGGCATACGATAACGCCAGAGTAGACAACGTTCTCGTTGCAAGCATCGCGGAAGATAGCGTAAATGACAACCTTGGCGGCTTCGGGGAACTTAGAAGCCTTGTTGACGATGCGAACAGCGTTCTCAGTCTTAAACTCATACTCGACATAAATCTTGCCAGTAAGCCCAGTGGGGAGGGTGATAGTGCCATCCTCGGCAACAACGAAATCTGTATCAGAAGCATCGGCACCAGCCGTGTAAGACTTGCCAAGCTCGCCATTGGCGATAGAATAGATGAACTTGACATCATCCTTGTTGGCAGGCTTATGAGCAAGCTTTACAGTGGTAGCAGAATCGGGGATAGTAATAGTCTCGAATGTACGAGTAACAATCTCCTTGCCATTCTCAGCAACCTCCTTCTTGGTGCCATACTGAGCGGCAGCAAGGTCGAGGGAGACTAGGGAGTTCGTAGCAGAGAAGGTAGCCTTCTTTGAACGATAAAGAGTAGTAATCACAGAACCAAGAGCGTCAGTGACCTCCTCGCCCTCAGAAGTGCATGTAAGGGTAGGATCCTCAAGCTGGGTAAGGCGGAAAAGCATCTCACCAGTGGAAAGGTCATTGAAGGTCATTGAACGAACGCGGTCAAGTATAAGTTCATTCTTATTGAAAGCCATATTGCTTCCTCCAATCAAATTTATATTTTATATGTCACCAGTCCAGTCAAGGCGATTTTTATCAACGCCCTTTAGACTGGCAAATCCAGAATATGCTCCTTGTAGAAGGAGTTCTGAATCTTGAATTTTATTAATTCGTTTAATGCTATCGAAAAATGCATTTATCTTCATATCCCAAACCTTATCTGTACCACACAAACCGCACTTAACGGTAAGTGCGGAGATAAGAGGTTTGAGAGTGCTTTTATATGGTTTTTGTGAAGCAGCTTTAGCTTCTTCTCTAGCGTCATCAATTAAAATCATCTTAGTCGTTTCATTAGCAGGTGTTTCATTGTTACGCTTAAGACCATGTATTTTTCTCACGGCATCAACTATTTGTGAATATATCATTCTATCAATCGTTATATCGCGCTCGGCATTATACAGCACTATCTGGTCATTCTCTGTATTTTTACACGGTATAAAATCAGCTAAATCGATGTCTTTTAATATGAGCTGAAGCGGATTGATGCACATCATCTCAAGTCTATCTTGAGGTATCATTGCAAGTTCCTCTTTGTATTTTTCTTCATTATTCATCAATTCATCGTATAGCGGTCTTTGACTAGATACAGCTTTAGATATAAATGTTATGAACAGGTCATAATCTTCAATCTGCGTATAGTCTATCTGTTCCATATCCCATAGCTGCCACTTTAAATCAGCGCCAACAGCAGTAAGAGTATATACGGCGTTAAAATATCTTTTCTCGCCGAATTCTTCTATCTGACCAATTGTTGGCTGAGTAACGGTTATCTTAGGAGTAATCTGGATATCATTGCCCCTATAAATTTTAAGGTCATCTAATTCAAACATATGCACACCGCCTATTCGTCAGCGCACAAAGACTTATTCAAATCAGTTCCCTTAAATATAAGCTTTCTATACAGATAGTCTCTTTGCAACGAACCTTCAACATTGCTCGTAAGTTTAAGTTCGCCAAGACCTATATCAGAACGACCATTAAGTTTCATGTCAATAAGCCTAGCAAGATAATCGTTTCTATTATCAGGAATGCCTTTTACATTATCCACTGCCATATGTCGTTCATGCGAGATAATCCAAATCTCAACTTCTGGTGCGACAAATGTGTATGTACTAGTAATGGCATTTGGGATATGAACCAAAATCATAATGAATGTACCAACTTCATTAATTGTATTTGGATTCTGACAATAACCGAAAATTCGAGTGCCAATTAAATCTTCGCCATTTTCAACAGATGTAATATTTTCATCGCCAATAGCCTGAATAATGTCGATGTCCTTGATAAAATCTTTGATAATTCTATTTTTCGCTCTACCAATTATTGAACTATTAGCCATTACAACAACGATCCTATCTGAATAATAATAGAAGACTTATAATTGCCAGACTCATCTGATAGCGTAAGTTTAAATTCTTCATCTATCAAAGAATCATCGTCAACACCTATCGTGAGAGAATTACCTTCTTCATCAACAATAAGCGAATCGGCAAAGTCACATATGATTTCCCAATTTGTAGAGATGCCATCAATCTCTTCGCCATTTTCATCAACAAACGTTCCAACGAACTTTTGTTTACTGCCACCAGACTTAATAGTTGTAGTCTTATATGAGATAACAGACCTTATAACATTCTTCTCATCGGCATTGTTGGTCTTTAACTCATCTTTTTCAAAATAATCACAGACACCCAAATCTGGTCTATCAGTATCATTATTGCGCTCACATTCAAGCATGGTGATTTTCACAAGACCCTTTTTGCCAAATAACATACTGGTGTTATCATTCTGTGTAACAATAAACGATGTTGGCGTTTCGGTATCTCTGTCCAAGAAAAATCTCTGTGGAGACTTAATGGCAATTGTATTCTCGTCATACGGTAGCGTAGCCATGTGCTGAGAAGAGCCAATTGTCATCTTAGCGCTCGCCTGTTCGCCAGAGTTATACTGGGTAGAGTTAATGTCTACGCATGGATATTCAAGAATGTCGCCATCCTTGTTTTGCCATTTTAACGTCCAATTGCATAGGCTGAACTTGCCCTTCCAATGCACGCCGTCTACATTAAATGACTCCGTACATAGCAAATACTCATCATCATTTGAATCATATAGCATATCGCCAACAACAATTGGATTGTCAATTAATGTCTGGAACTTAACAACAACACCATTGGCATTAGAAAACGACCTGCCATATAATCTAATAGGCAACTCATTTGGGTCTGCATAAGAATGCGTACTTGGTTGCCAAAAGTATATACCTGTTGCAAACGATGGATCGTCAGCGAATGTTTCTTTCAGCAACTCTTGACTGTTCTTAATAACTTCATTTCGTATAGAACTGCCGCTTAAAGCCATCTTGCGATTGAATCTATCTAAACATCTCACTGCGATACACCGCCTTTCTAAAGCATCGAATCATCAAAGAGCCGATTCTTATTCTTTTTGTATCCAGTAGACATTAAAGGACTGTCGTTTTTAAGACCAAGCCACGCATAACGAGATAGCAGCGCTTCATTTTCAGCGAGATATGTTTTATGCATCGCCATTAGCTTATCGAGCATGTTAGCGCTTGAAAAGGCATTAAAATCTGTCGAACTCAGATTAACTTTAAGTAGAGTAGACGTTCTAATATAGGTAGAATCAATATATTCCAAGAGCATATAATTACTAAAAATCTCAATTTCCATATCCGATAAATCGCAATTAAAACGCTCTACAATATCATCCCTATCATTTAAATCTTTTCTGCAAACATGAAATCTCGCAATAGCAGGGACGAGATAATCATGCAAGTTCTCCTTTACCTCTTCAACAGTCATCATAGGGATTTCATAACTGCGAAACTTCGGCAAAAGATTTTCATATATTTTCTCATATGGAGTCGGCATGATTACTCACCAATCCCATTCTTTAAAGGAAAGAAATCAAATCGATATCAAGTCGCTTCTCAAGCTTTCTGACAACCTTGATATCTGAAACAGTGCCATCTGCAACCATATCTTTGATACGATTTACAATAGCAATCTTTAGACTTGCGGGAGCAGATGAAATACCATTAAGCACCTCATCAATATTGTCATTGGTATAATTAGACTCATCGACAAGGAAATCATACTTATCATATGTGCGAGAAAGGCCAAGCTTCTTAATAACACGCTCGTCAAGCGGCTTTAACCACATGTCAGTGAAATACGCCTTATGCTTTCGATGCATATTCTTAATTTCATCAAAAGTCATATCCTCGCAATGACCAATCTCTCCCCACTCATAATAATTGCCAGTACGGTTGTCCTCATAAACCACGTTTGGAATAAGAGACTCAACCTCAAGCACATCTGAATCAGAAAGAGCGTCCTCAACATCAGCAGACTGTCGCGTGTTCTTGCGCCTAGAAGTACGCTTCGTGGCGGCAGTTGCAGTTTCATCATTCATATTTTCTTCCACCGAATTAACGGCGGCTACAGCAGAATCCTCCACAGTAGCCGCGTCAACGGCGGGTTCGGTATTGGTAGACTTTAAAGTGCGA